TTTTATACAGATGTCAAGCTTTTCTTGTGGACTTCCTGCGTCTACCTGAAGCTGTTACTGCATGTTTAATTGCTTTGGGGCCGGTCTTACGTCGTGCAGAAGAAGCTTTTTCAGCTTTGGTCATCTTGGCCGCTACAGCCTTAGGTCTACAAGAGGGGTACGGGCGCTTGCTTTTGCCCTTCTTTGCAGACTTACGTCCACAGGGTTTACCTGTCTTAACGTCTACCCAGTCTTCCTTAAACCACTTCTTAAGGGCTGCACCCTTCTTACTTTTTCTTACGGCCACTTTTGTTACCCCAGTTCTTAGCGCCTACCTTGCGACACTTAGCTACAGCACCAGATGCGTACGCAGAAGGCCAGACTTTGTATCTAGACTTGACCTTACGTGCACAAGCGTCGTTCGCCTTCTTTTTCTTGGCTGGCATTTTAGTACCCCTTTGGCTTGCTCTTACCTTTTTTCTTTTTACGCTTACCTGTACAATGCGGCATGGTGGCCTCCTTACTTTTTGTGGACTTTTTGGACTTCAAAGTTTGCAGCTTTGGATGCACCCTTGTGTGGCTTGTAGCCGTCTAAAGGGTCCTTCATTAGTTTGTAGTTTTTACCGCTTTTCATCCAGTGATAGCCTTTGGGTGCATTAACTTTCATAGTATCACCATTTTTTACACGACCAGTATCGTGCTGTTAGTTTGCTGGGTGGGTTTGTGTCACACTTGTGACGTGCTCTAAACGACTTACGTCGCGCAGGCTGGTCCTTTTTAATGCTCATGTTTTGATCGCCAAAACGTATAGTTCTAACTGTGTCACCTTCCTTGGCAACTACTACAAACTTTTTAGTTTTATGATTAGGCGTTCGCTTTGGCTTGTTGTACCCGCTTACGCCCGCCCGTGCTAGTCTTGGGTCTGCTTTCTTTGGCATTACATAGTTCCTCCACCTTGGTTTCCAGTCGGTCCAACTTGGTTTGTAGGTCTGCTAGGAGTTGGAATGTTCCTTGGAACTCTTGGTTGACTCTCTGCAGGAGCAGGCGTAGTTCGTGGTCCGTTAACATTGTTTTTACCTTCTATCTGCTTTTCTTTAAGGAGAGCTTCAGCTACTTTCATACGGCGCTCAAACTCTTTATCTTCTTGGTCACCTTCCTTAAGGTTTCGGGTAATAGCGTTGATTTTGTCAATTTCAAGCTCTTGAGGAACTGCCTGAGCTTCTGCAGCCAACTTAGCTGCTCTAGCTTGCGATTCTTGAGCCTGAGCAGACAGTGCTGCAGTTTGTGACTGCTGGAACTGCATTTGCAACTGTTGTACTTGTTGTTGCATTTGCTGTGCCTGAGGATTAGGCTGTGAAGCTTGAGCAAGGGCTGCAAGAAGTTCTTCACGGTTAGACAAGTTCATGTTGTCTACAACAGACTGAATAAGTGTGTTGTACAACGGTGAGTCTTTGCCCATTGTTTGTAACAGCTGTACCAACTGAGTAACTTCGTACTCCCTAGCAATAATGCCTAGTGTACTGCTTGCGTTGAACTTGTAGTCAGCCACAGGGTACGACTCAGGGTCAAACTGCATGTACCGATAGGCTGCTTTCTTAACAAACGGAATTAAGAAGGACTGCTGGAAGTTAATCAGTGTACGCTTGTGGCGTTTAATAATAGCGCCAAGAGACATACTAATACCAGCGGCAGTACTCTCGCCATTAACACTACCAGCGATTCCTGCTGAGTCAACGGCTCCTGTTGCTTGCTGTACCATTTGCTGCAGTGCTCCTGCCTGAGCAAAAGTAATTTGACTAACTTGACCAAAGTTGAACGGCTGAAGTACTTCACGAGGGTCTCCGTTTGTTAAAATCATCTTACCGGGACGTACCTCAGGTTTAGCACCTCGTGGTAAGCGTGTAGCATCAATAGCCATCATTGGGTGGATAGTAAGGCTCAGAGCGTCGATTCTAGCTCTTAACTCTGTGTCCAAAGCCTTCTGAGAGTTATAACCTTTTTCGCAGACTCCACGACCCCAGAAACGTCCGGGTACTACGTCCCAAGGAAATGCAACAATAGGCCGATCTTCCATCATGTAAGGATTGGCTTCGGCCTTTAAAAGTATACCGCCGTTAGCAACCACTACAACGGCCTCTACGTAACGTGAGCTAGACTCTTTCTCTGGTACTGCTTCTTCGTCTTCTTCGCTCATAGCGGAGTCTAGAAGCTCTCGTGGCACTAAACCGTAGTACTTAGTGAGACGTACCTTGTCGTCGTTGTAAATAGTAATGTCTTGGTCAGGCTCAAGATCCGTGTCAGGAGCAGCAGGACCAACATAAACATCGCGGTACACACCTTGTTCTTGTAGTAGTTCTACTTGGTGTATACTGACAAACTCGTCTACTGCTACGCCCATAGCGTCTTCTACAGATGTAGCTACAGGGTCAATTAGAAAGTTCTGAGGCAGTACAGGCTTAAGCTTAACCTTGACACGGTCTGTGATGTTTACTCCTACTGCTTGCAAATCCCCGTCCATAATAGGCTGAGTAGCAGGAGCCATTTCTTTAACTTCTTCAATAACAATTTCACCAATGCCTGTACCAAACACAGCAGCATTAATAAGACACTCTGCAACTGATTTACGAATCATGCAGTTTTCAAAGTCTTCCGTAAGTTTGTTACGCAAGAACAACACGTCTTCTTTTTGACTGTCACCAAAGTTATCACTTACGTCAAACCACTTACCACGTCCAAACGTAGCTTCTTCTAGTTCCGCTACATTAGACTCAACTGCCTGTTGTAGTGCAGGAGAAATAATGCGGGAACGCTCAGACCTACGCTCACTGTCAGCAGGGTCCCATATACCACGCCATAGTCTATAATATTCTTCAAATCTTGCTTCATAATTACTTTCGTAGTAGTCCCTCCAGTCTTCACACTTGGTTATAACCCAGTCTTCAATTGTTTCTTCAACCATAAGAGGGTCTTGTTCATATAAGTCAGTCATATTAGTATCCTGCTACCACGTCTAAAATATCATGGTCTTCTATTTCGTAGTCGTAGTCGTACGCTACTTTTGCCAGCTGGTCGATGTACGCCAAAGCGTCCACCAAGTCATCATGGGTCAAAGGGTCAGGAAACTGAAAGAGTTGGTCTAGGAATCTAGAGTTCCACTCTCCTTTATTCAGCGTAATGTACCCATTTTCAAAGCGCCCCTGTAGCGCCCACATTACCCTGTCTGTTTTTTTCTTGTTACCGTGGGTTAACTCTTCTACTCTAAAGAATGTCCCGTACCGCTTTTGTAAATCCATCAAAGGCGACATGACGGCTTGTTTAGCAATACCTCTTTCGATTCCCACCGATATGGGACGGTAATCTCTAACGGCCTGAAATATCTTAGCTGCTGTTTCGTCAAGACTCCATCTACCGTATATGATATTGTCAACATACCAACCATGCTCACTGACCTTAACCACGGCAATCGCTGTGTCGTCAAGTTTGGAGTTCTTAGTTTTTTTCTTGTTGACTTCTTCAAATCCTGCCAAGTCAACTGCAATGTAGTAATCTCCTACTTCGGGTTTATCTTCGCTGAACCGAACCCAATCTTCCTTAAACATTTCTGACCCACGAGCTTCAAACGACGCCATAAATTCTTGACGGAACGCATAAGAAGACATAGACTTTTTTGCAATGTCGATTTCGTCAGGGTCCAACAACGGGTTATCGTAAGACGTAAAGTGCCAAGCTTTGTACGTAGGGTCATTGTCTAACTCCGCATATTTGTACAATTCGTAAAAGTGATTCCTTCCCATGGGTGTGCCTATAAACATTGCACAGCCCTTTTGGTCAGCCAAGGCGGGTCTGAGGATCTGCTCAAATACCTCAGGCTTCATGTCAGCGTACTCGTCCATTACTAGGAACTTGAGGCTGACACCTCGCATGGTTTCTGGTCTGTCGGCTCCCTTGAGACTAATAGTGGCTCCATTAACAAGCTTAATTTGAAGATTATTAACATGGCTACCACTGATAACTTCATGCCCGAGATCGAGAAGGGTGGTCCACATGATGTCTCTGGCTTGTCCCTGAGTAGGTGCGACGTAAAATACATGGCCTCTGTCCGCCTGTAGTGCGTTAACGATTAACATCCATGCTGCTAACCTAGACTTACCTGTACGTCGCCCAGCAGCTACTATTTTAAAACGTGTGTCGTCTGCCCAGACATCTTGTTGCCAAGGCAGTAGTTCTATATTAAGATCCATTGAAATTATTAAACACTGCTGGTGCTTCTAACAAATCAAACGTAACTACTACTTCTACGTTACCTGCACTACCACTAGATGCTTTAATAATGTCTCCCGGCTGTAAAACAAAAACTGCATTGCCGTCAATCAGAAGGTTTTCTTTTGACGATATGTTAGTGCCGTTGTAGATATACACATCAGCTGTTGGGCTTGGCTTGTCTACAAACAACGTAATGCTGTTGGTAGAGTTATGCAGGTTGGCTACAAACGCCATGTTCCAATGTGCTACGTAACCAGCAGGTATTTCTACAATTGTCTGCGTAGAAGTGTCCGTTAGGTTTTTGTTTTTAGTGTACAACATTAGTACAACCAAAGCACTGGAGTAGAACCCCTAGTGTCCACATGGACAAAACCGTCGTCAATGCCTATACCTGTGAAGCCAAGGTTCAAAGCATTGGCTACTATAGTGTAGCGGTGGGCGGCATTCGTTATTTTTATGTCAGCCGCAATCCCTTGGGCATGTGTCCCCGGCACCGCTTTTTTCATCTCTATAGGGTGCTTGGTTGGATGACGGTAACCCGACGTTACCTCAAAGGGGAAGCCACATGCACCCCGCAATTGGTCTAACTTCTCTAGGAACTCTTGTTCCATATTGTTGGTGCCAGTGACCTGACAGTCAAACTCTTCTCTTTTGAAGTGCTTAAGACCCATCTACTACTTCTCCTTCTATGATATCGTCTGGAGTAGTTACTTCGGCAGTACCGACACCTGTAATATTAATTTGTATAGCGTTTCTACCGGTGTCTTTGACTACGTCTTTTTCAAAAGCACCCACTGGTAGTATACGGTCCATCACAAGTTTCCAAGCAGCAGCCTGATTCTTGTGGTCATTGTCCAAAGCAGCATCAAAAATTGTCTCTAGGACCTTACGAGACTTAGGACTAGCCAACATCCTAGCCTTGTACTCATTAATTATCGCTGCGTCACCCTTGGGTCGGCCTACTACACCCTTATTTCCGGGCTTTACAGCGGCTACTTCTGACTTCCGGGGTCTGCCACGACCTCTTTTTTTAACAACGTCGGTCATAACATAAATTATCCCTGATTACAACAATAGTATAACATAAGTTGACACGAAAGTCAAGCTATTTTAGAGGGAAAAGCAGTAGAAGTACAAACATGAGTAAAATCAAAAGGTTACACGGGTTTAATTTAGGGGTAATTTTCCTAATTTTGATCTATTTTGTGTCTAGGTGGCTACAACAAAAGTACAACACATGTCAATCCCTCCCCCGGTCCCAAGTTATCCACAGGTTTTGCACAGGTTGTCCAGGGTTGTGGGTAGCCTGTGGATAACTTATGTCTACCTGTGGATAACTTTGGTTGCAACACGGGGCAACATTGGCATGGTTTGTGCATGGGTTGACAAGTGTGTGGACCTGTGTTGGTCCCCATAGGTTGGCACAGTTATTGCTACGCGATCCTTTTATATCACGCGCACATGCGACTAGCATACAACACGGGTCATGGTCAATAGTTCAAACGTGTGAAATATTTACGCTTCACAGCTGGAGTGATCTGTGGTTTCATACACACATGGCGACGGGGGACAGAAGCCACCCCTAAATGAGAATGATTCTTATGAACACATTGAACAGAACAGAAGTAGCAGACCTCATCGCTGAACTACTGGACGCCAACTGGGATTTCAACTACGCGTGTCAGAAACAGCGAGAGTCGAAGGACGCGGGTTTGTCATACCTTGAGGAGTTGTACAAGGAAGACCGTGAGACTGCATGGGACAGAATGTACGACGCGGAGCAAGCACTGGAAGGACTGGGTATAGACGTTCGAGAAGCCCAGCGTAGACTAGACACACAACGCAAGGCGGCATAGGAGACAGACATGGGACCATTATTCGTATTCTTCTTTATCGTAGCCACATCGGTGGGCATGGGCGCAATGATAGGCTACGAGGCGGGGAAAAACAGTTTAGACAGGAGTTGACTAATCGTAGAGGATTCGCTAGAGTCCTCTGCAGTGAGTCAACACACGACTAGCACCGCTCAGGTGCGGAGAGCCACAGGAGGCATTGACACATGAGAAAGATCGAGAAGCAGATGGTAGAAGCATTGAACAACGGCGACAACTGGTGCCTAGCGAATACACAGGTCATCAGTGACGGCGAGGGTTTAAGCTGGGTATACTTGCACGGACACATGATAGCGTTGTCGGTTGACGGGATCATTGAGCCAATCCGTGAGACGCTGTTGGAATGGCCTACGCGCACCACCATGTCACGTCTGAGAGCACTAGGCGTGGACGTATGCACACGACGTGGAGACATTTATCTAGGCGGGGAGAAACTAGCATGAACAACGTTATCGAAGAGTATCTTGCACTGGTAGAACGTACGGTATACCATAGAGACCTAGACGCCTTTGACGCGCTAGAGCAGTTGGAGGAGGATTACCCAGAGTTAGCAGACTTGGTCTATCAATCGGCTGGTCCTCTGGCATACGACATACAAAACAATGAGGTGATATCATGAATTTCGACAGATGGGACATTTGCGAGGCATGGTGGTTATATGCTAGAGACTATCACGAGGGACAAGGGTCATGGTCTTATGACATTCTGGGCAGACTCTACAGGATGGGCTACAGGCCCCCTAGAGATTTTGAGGTAGAGAAGTTGACCCAGAACGGGTTGGACATTTACGAGAGATTAGTGAGGGCTACAGCATGAACTTTGGACGCTATACAATCTGGTACAACCACGAGGACCACGTGTGGGACATCTACGACGGCAACAAAGGCTACAAGTACCCAGAGTACACCATCAACAACTACAGCGGACTCATGAACAAACTACGGGACCGCTTCGGATTCCTAGACACTGACAGGAACCACAGACGATTCTGGCGTGTGATGCGCTGGTGGGACAGACTACGACACGGGAGGCGCTAGACATGGAACTACTGATGACCATAGCACTAATGGGAGCCTGCTTCGGCTTCGGCTGGATAGTCGGACATGCCACAGGATACGAGAAAGGGAGAGACGAATGGCCACGATAACACTAGAGGAGGACGCTAGACGCTACGTGGAAGCCCTACGGTCTCCAGCGAACGGCTGGGGTAGACACATGGTGCCCTTCAACTGGAAGGACAGGGAGGGTAAACTGGTGGAGGACTGTACAACCACGGATAGCTGGCGGTCCTACATGGGCAGACGCTACGGAGTACAGGAGACGGACAGAGCGATACAGGAAGCACTAGGGCAGTCGTTTACCCATAGGGGCACGACGTGGTTTTATGACGGGACAGAGGAGAAATAGGGATGGAATACAGAATCGTATCATGTACTAAAATCTGGAACTCTACTATCATTCAAGACGCTGGATCATTCGAAGAGGCACTAGAGATCTTCAGAGGTGATAAAATAGGGTGTATGGATACGGAGGAGATTGCACACTGGTCTCCTGAAGTAACCAAAATCGAACGCAACGGAAAAGAGGAGGACTAAAGATGTTTGAGAACTGGCAACCATTTTGGGACGTGTTGATATTACTGGCGGCATTTGGTATACTCACGACTTGGTTATACGTAAAAGGCGAGCTTGATGATTAATGACGTATTTTTCTGGGGCTTTTATGCTCTAGTATTCGGGTGGGTAGTGGGCATCCCTCTGCTCTCCCTTTGGATAGCTGTATACACACTAGGAGACACAAAAGATGACTAGAGAGACATGGGAGTTTTGGGCAGACGAGTACCAAGAGTACTACGACGATGACACACCAGTGTATCCAGACGATCTGGAGGAGTGGAAAAAGGAGGAGCAGAAGGTGATAGACGAGGTCATACAGGCGCTACAGGGGGTCACAGCATGACGTTTGAGGAATACGAGCAGGGGTACTACTCTGGTGACTCTGAGGACAACTCAGGGCCACCAGAGGACCCAGAGACACACGCCATGGTGGAACATCTGGTGGAATTTGACACTGAGATGTACCGTCTGGACAGCCGTAGAAAGTACAAAGGCCTGTCCTACAGACACCTTGAGAGCTTAATGATTGACCTACATGGGGAGGAATGGAGAGATGCGTTGTAAAGCCTGTGATCGAATACTAGAGGAATCAGAGTTAACCAAGAAGGACACACACGGTGATTTTTTGGATTTATGTAATATTTGTCTTTCTGCTACTGCTTCTGCGGGAGTAGATACAGAAACTATGCAATATTACCAATATGAGATATTTACAGATGACGAAAAGTATGATACCCTCTACTAAGGTATACTTAGGTATATATACTAAAG